CGTCGAGTCCTGCGTGTCCGCGACGTACAGCTTGCCGTTGGTCTCGGTCCAAACGGCGAGCGCGGCGACCTCGGCCTGACTCGAGAACGTCGAGACAACCCCGTACCAAGTCGAGTCGGCGATCGCCACGGCAGCGATGTCGGCGACGATGCCGGCGTCCGCGTGGGTCTGCTGGCAGTCGATGTCCGCGTTCGGATTCGTCGCCGAGACTCGGCACCAGTTGCCGGTCGCTGCGGACGTCAGCGTGATCACCGCGAGCGCGGAGGTCGCCGCAGAGAATCCGGTCGGAGCGCCGATCGCGGTGGCGAGCGCGGCAGCGATCGTGGTGGTCGTGTCGGTGCCGCCGCCGTTGGCGGTGTAGCTCTTGGCGATGCCGTTGACGGTGATGGTGTACGTGCGGCTCGCGACCGCGGTCAGCACCGTCATCACAAACCGCTGCGTCGGCAGGTTCGTGCGCCGACCAACGCCAACCAGCGGAGGCGCTGGGGTCTGCGCGAAGGCGGCGCCCGCCGCGAGGTACTCGGGGTCGGTGGAGAGGAATCCCGCAGTCAGCATCGACGCGGTGCTGGCGTAGTATTGGATCAGCGATCCCGCATACGCGCTGAGCGCGTTCTTGCACGCGCCCAAGATCATCATGACGCCGAATCCGGGCTGCACGGGGGCGACGGGCGCGGTCGAAATATTGACCTGGAGGAAATCAGAGACCGGCATCGGGCGCTCCTACTGGACAAGCGGAGGCGTCACGGCTCGATGAGCCGTTGCGCGAGGTGAGCTAGGTGTTGGGGCGCTGCTAGAGTGAGTAGGTCGGGGCGGCCACGACGGTGCTGATGTAGCCAATCGGCGTGTCGCTCAGTGAGTCGACGGCGCGGAAGCGAACGTCCATCGCGGCGCGACTCTGAAAGTTGGTGCTCACGATCGCCGACAGGTCTTGCGCCTGGCCGCAGTCGATGAAGCAAAACGGCGGCGTGACCGCAGCGAATGCAACTCGCGTCGAGGGCAGCGCGAAGGACGCCTCGGCGTTCCCGAGATACTCCGCGGCAGTCAGTCCGCCCGTCACGGCGCCGGCGAACACCTCGAACGAGACGACGAACTCGCGCTGCCCGACAACGGTCGGCAATAGCTCAGCGCCCGCGCTGGCGCTGACGAACGACCAGACGACCGTTCCATCGGCGATCGCGGCTCCTGCGCCGCTTGGGCCTCCGCTGCCCGCGCTGACCCCCGCCGTCGCGCACGCATAGAGATTGACGCCGTTCAGGACGCGGGTGCCGACCGTGTAGCTGGTGCTCGCGATCCACTGCAGCGCCGTGCTCCACCGCAGCTCGTCTGGCCCTCCGCCGACGATGCGAGCGGGGCGCAAGAGGATCGTCCCGTAGGTGGCGGCAGGTTGCGGTCCGTGCTGATTGGCGAAGATGACCGCGCCTGCGCCCAATCCGGTCGCGGCTGCAAACCAAGTCAGCAGCGCGTCCTGGATCCCCCTCCACGCGATGGCCATTGGTTACTTTCCCTGGCGCTTCGCGAGGCAGCGGAAATATCCGCCCGTGCCCGAGCGGTCCTCGGCCGTGATCACTTCAAACAGAAAGCCGTTGTAGCCGACCACGTCTGCATCGTTCGCTGTCGGCAACGCCTGCGCGGTCTGCAGCAGCAGCGTGCAAAAAATGATGATGATCTCTTTGTTGCGCAAACCTTCCGGCAAGATCAGAAGGTCTCGTCCTTGGGCGATCTGAATCGCCGCCTGAATCGAGAACGTAGTCGGCGTTCCGATCTGATATCGGCCACCGACGTACCCGGAGTTGATGTAGCGCGTGACCGAATAGATGCCAGAGGCCATCCGGGTCACGGTCTGACCCATGTTGATCAGTTGGCCCAATGGCGCTCCGGGTTAGTTCGTGGGGTCGGTGCCTGAGCCCATGACGGTCTCGTTGGACACTGAGTTGATCATCTGGCCGGTGTCGACCAGCGTATGACTCGACCCCTTGCGGGCGATCGTCGCGGGGGCATTGGGCGGAGGCACTCCGCTGCCAGACCGAATCAGGTTCCGCATGTCGCTCGCGGCCTGCATTCCGAGCAGGTCGAGGATCTGTTTGACGCTCGCCTTGCCGTCGTAGATCGCGCGGGCGCCGCGGGCGAACTGGTCGATGTACTTCGTGGTGTTGTTGTCGAACGATGCCCGCATGAACGAGCGCTCGGGGATCGTATCGGTTCCGAACTCGTTGGCGATCGCGATGTCGACGTTGCTCGCCGGCTCTTGCGCTGCGCCGGTGACTGGATCGCGCTCCGCGGTCTTTCCGAGGATGCCGGCCTTTGCGTAGGACTTTCCTACGCCGACCGCCGCGAGCTCGCGCTTGAGCGCATCAAGCCCGCGGTCTGTCATCTTGAAATCGAAATCAATCTTGTTCGCCATCAGAGCACCTGCGGGGTGCTTCCAATCGATCGGCGGAGCCGTTTGTACTCCTTGCCGTACCGGGTCATGTCGTAGGCGTCTGGATCTCGCGGAGCGGCCACTGCATACGTGCGCGAGACCTCGCCAACGCTCTCGCTCGCTACAGGCCCAGGCCCGGACATCTCGGGGTGAGCCATCGCAAGCACGTGCGCGACGAGGTACTTCGTCACTCGATCGGCCATCTGCTGGCTGCCCCAGAACGAGACGCTGATCTCGAGCAGCACGTCGCTCAGCACGGCTGAGAAGTCGCTTGCGCTGACCGTCGACAGCTCGGGAGCGATGACATTCACGTCGGTCTGAGCGATCGCCATTGGCTACTTCTTTCCGGCTTTCGCCGCGGCTTCCGACTTGGCCTTGGATTCGGGGGACTGCTCGAGCGTGGCGATCTGCGCGTTGATGGTTGCCAGCACGGACCCGCGCGATTCCGCTGCGCGCATGCGCTTGAGGAGGCCGTCGTCCCAGGTCTCTTTGATGAAGCGCTCGGCCTCGGGCTCGCTCAGGGATTTGATCTCCTCGGGCGAAACGTCCTTCTCCTCGAAGATCCCCATCCGCAGATAGTGGTCCCGCACGATCGGGTTCTTCTTGGCCTCTTCCCAGAGCTTGGGATCAACAGGATTCCAGCCGGGCATCAGGCTGATCTCCACGTGGTCCATCTGCAGGATTCGCCCGCCCTCCAGCTTGCTCTGGCGGCCGATGCCGATGGTGTGAACACGGGGCTCTTTGTTGAGGACGAGGATCGTCTTTGCTTCCATGCGGGCGACTCCAGCGGTTGAAGGGAACCGCGCACAAGGCTGCCGCAATAGGCGGAGCCCTGCGCGCGGGTTCAAGGGCGATGCGTGTTGCTAGATCCCGTCGCCGTATGCGACCGCCATGGGGCGGAAGCAGATGACGCCGGCGGTGCGCATGTGGCACGGCACGGTCATCTCCATGCCCTCCCACTGCGGCGGGAACTGCTCAAACTCCTGCGGGATCGCCAACTGGAGGACGTCCGGATCCCGCCTGTAGGCGAGGAAGCGGTCGGTGGCGTTCACGCCGGCGCCCTGGAGGCGATAGACCGGGATCACCTGCTTGATCCCGCCCGTCGACGGCTGGTTGCCGAGGAAGAAGGCGAGGATCGTGGTGTCGCTGACCGTCGAGCGAGCAGTGGTCGAGATCAGCTGATGCTGGGCGATCGGGAGGCAGAGCGTGTCCGCCTGCTCGACGTCCTTGCTGTTCACGCGGATGATCTTCACCAGCGCGTTCAGGTCCTTGATGATCTCGTCCGGCGCCTTGTTGATCCAGTTGGTCGCCAGACCGCCGTTGGGAGTGCCCGCCGCCGCGTTGGGGACGGCATAGAGCTGAGCGTTGGGGATGTTGAATAACCCGGTCAGGTTGTTTGGCACGTCGCCGAGCAGCGCGATGCGCTCCAGGAGCTGAGCCATCGCGCGAACGGCCGAGTTGGCCTTGCGCTGATCGAGCGGGCGGTTGGCGAACGCAGCGGCGCGCGCCTCCTGGATGTTGTAGCCGTAGCTGTCGCCGAGGCTCTTGATGACCGCGCGCATCTCGAATGCCTTCACGTCCGCGCGGGGGAAGTCCTTCGCATAGGACGCGATGATCTTCGCCACGCCGAAAGAGTCGTAGGCGTCGATGCGGATGGTCTCGGCGCCCGGGTCGTCCTCGTTCGAGACGGGGATGAGCGTCCGCGCCTGCATGTTGGCGTAGAGGACTTCGTAGACCTTCGTGCGGACCGTCTCGAGCTGGCGCTCGATGAAGACCGACTCCGCGCCGTCCATGTTGAAGTGATCGCTGATTTGCTGCTTGAGCAGTGCGCCCATGGCGTACCTCGGGAAATGCAAAAGGCGACCGCGAGCCGATGGCCCGGGCGCAGGTGTGTTGGCTGTTGGGGTGGAGGAAGGGGCGCGCACCGCCCGGCCCCTTTCGGAGCCGAGCGGGCGCGCTGTGCTGCATCGGGGCTGCTAGTTCGAGGCGACGCCCGCGTCGTAGTAGAGCCTCGCGATTTGGCCCGCCGCCGCCGCAGTCGTGTACTTGGCTCCCTTGACCTGGCCGGCGCTCGCGTTGGCCGCGCCGAGGTATTTCCAGTGGCAGGTGCCGTCGAGCACGTCCGG